ACTGCAGACATAAGTGGAAAAGGCTTACTTATTTTCTAAGGAGAGTGCCGAGAGGGAAAACAATTACTATAAATGGAAAAGCTTACAAAGGTGGCCAGTTTTTACCAGCTAATGAGATGAAACATTTTAAGGTAGTAAATAACAATTTTGTTGGGCCTTTTGGAAAGCCAGTTTTACCTCCTGAAAACCCAACAGCAACTAATCGTAACCCTAAAGTTTTAAGCTAATGCCTTTACCAGTTCAAATACTATTCGTAAATGAGAATTATGTAAAAAGATATTCAACTATCAATGGATCAGTTGACGCTACTTTTTTAGAGCCTCGTATTATCTTGGCCCAGGATAAGTGGATCCAGCCGATCCTTGGAACTAATTTATATAAAAAACTCCAAACTGATGTTGCAGCTGGATCAATAGCTGGAGCTTACAAAACGCTTATGGAGGACTACTTAATGAGAGCCACTTTACATTGGAGCTTGGTTGAAATTTTGCCGAGCTTATTATACAAAGTAAATAACGGATCTTTAAGCACTTATAGTTCTGACGATAGCACAGCAATAACGAGAGGAGAGCTCGATCGCTTAGTAGAGGAGCAAAGATCAAACGCTCAATTTTACAGCGAGAGAATGAAAGATTACCTATGTGCAAACTCAAGCTCTTTTCCTGAATATAACACAAGATCAACCTCAGATCAAATGTGCCCAATAAAAGGCACGATCTATTACGAGGGTGGTATGGAAATCGGATAGTATGAAGCGAGCACTTGAACGAGAAAAAAATGAGAAAAAGTTAAAAGTTTACTTAACTAATAAAAATAAAAAAAATGATAAACAAGGAACTATTGTCAAAGATCGGAAACGAGTGCGTTAGTGATCACATACTCTTACTAAATGCTGGAGCAATAGGTTTCAGTTTTGCAGATATAGAGAGTATGTTGAAAATTTTAGTATTGTTCCTATCAGCTGTTTATACAGCGATCAAGATATACCAAATGTGTAAAAAACATGGCGAGAAAAAAGACTAAGTATTTAGTGATCCACTGCACAGCCACGCAAGAGGGCCGAGAGATAACTTCAGCATGGATCAAAAAGCTGCACATGGGTAAAAATGGCTGGAGCCGAGTAGGGTATAGTGATATGATCCACTTAAACGGATCCTTAGAGCTTTTACACTTCGCTGAGGGATCTAATCCTTTTGACGGATATACTTCAGCTAAGGAGATGACATGGGGTGTTAAGGGCCAAAATTCACATAGTAAACATATAGTATATGTTGGAGGCGTTGAGGCTGAAAAGCGAGACGGAAAATATCAAGCTAAAGATACAAGAACGAGCTCACAAAATTTATCACTCGAAATTTATGTAAGGCACGAGATCTTGAGAGATCCGAAAATCTTAATCGCTGGCCATAATCAGTTCAGCTCAAAAGCTTGTCCGAGCTTCAATGTTGCCGAGTGGTGTCGATCAATAGGAATACAAGAGAAAAATATATATCAGGCTCCTGGCCTTTACGAAAGAGCTGGAGATCCTGAGGATCCTAAAAAAAAAAATCAAGTAGATCAACCTGAGGATCCTGATCTCAATAAGTCAAATCTAAAATCTATGTTATGGAAATTATTACAGCTAATCTTTGGGAAATAATCGGTGTTGCTATGATCGTGTTTGAATTGATCGTAAGGCTAACTCCAAGTGAAAAAGATAATAGTATTTACAATATGATCAAGAGGATCCTGGATACTATTATACCAAACAAAAAAGCGAAAGGTGGAAAGCACTAAGAAAAAGAAAATCGGTAATTTTTTTAAGTCGCTACTCCAGGGCAAAAAGGAGAGTTCTAAGGGTATAACTATAAAAGCTGAAGCTCCAATCGTGGATAACGCTTTGAAGCTCGGAAACACTCTCCTGGGCCTTTTTAAGGATCGAAAAGGAAAGCTCTCAAGCAAGCGAACAATTACTGGTATCTTGGCCACAGCTGCTGTTCAGGATATGGCTATCAATGGTATTACATATTTGAACTTGATCCTTGCAGCTCTTGCTGTTGTTCCAATAATTTTTACTACTTTTGAAAAAAACTAATCGGTTTTAGACTGGCGTTTATAAGATCAGGTATCCGATATTTTTGAAGCTCTTGAGGGTATTAAGTTTGAGCACTTAATAACTTTGAGGGTTTCTTTTTGCACTTAAATATAAAATTTTTCTTATATTTGCTTCATAATTGAAACAAACTATTTATTATGAAATTTTATTACTTATTGAAAAATGGAGAGATACACTCCTCTCCTTTTGACAGCTTAAAGGCTGGAGATCCTTTCAAAAATTCAAGGATCAACAAATCAATTTCGGAGGCCGACTATCGCTATTGCTTAGGCTTCAAAAATTCTCAAATCAAAAATTATAACAAGATCCAATCCAAGATCAACCGAGAGCGAAAAAAGCTCCAGGATATTGAGGACAGCTGGATCTTAACTAATATCTTAAAGCCTGGATCCTATCAAATGGATAAGATCAGAAATCGAGAGGCTCAGCTGGATCAGGCTCAGCTGGAGCTGGAAAAGATCGCAAAAGATCAAGCGATCACATATCAAAATTTTATTAACTCTAAATTTTCAGAAAATGGAACAAACTAATCTTTTTGAGATCCGAGCAACATTGAAATCGGATCCTAACGAATCGGAGCTGATCGACACAGCTTCAAATCTGAGAGAGGCTCGGAGCTTATTGAACGAGTATATTATGGCTTTTCAAAGCTCGATCGGATCAACTTATCTTAATTTATTTATTACTAAAAACAGAACAAAATCATGAATTTATTTACTAAGCTTTTTAATTTCTTAAAGCCTAAAAAAAGAGATCCGAAAACTATCGGAAAAAAAATGATCAAGATAATCGCTCTTGAAACTGGGATCCTTTGCGAACATTGGAAAGGATCGGATCCTGAGATCTATGTGCGAGTGATCAACTATAAACAAAACGGATATATTAACTACTAATTTTTAAGAAAATGAAACAAACTAATTTTATTTACACCAATTTATGCGACAAAGATCTGAAAGATCTCAAAGCCTGGATCAAAACAAGAAAAGAAATGTGCGAGAGCCAAATCATAAGCTATTCACGCAGCTTAGGAAAGGCGAGCTCCAGGATCCCAAATGATGACGAACAAACTCTTTTTGATATTAAATTTTACTCAAGGCAAATCTCAGATTATGCAATCGAGCTCAAATCGATCGAGCAAATCGAGAGGCTGGCTGATCATAGTTTTTCGGTTGAGGAGGAGATCAGTTATACTGAGATCAAAAACAAAGAGGAGATAATCAAGGCCCAGGCTGAAGCGATCAGCGAGATCCACACATACTGCAAAGATCTCCAGCTGGCCGAAAGCCAAGAGCTTCGTATTGAGGAGCTAATAAATAACCTAAGTGAAACCATTAAATATATAAGATCATGAGTTACCATTCAAAAATTTATTTCAAAACGCAAAGCGATCGAAAAAGCAACCAATCGTTTGGCTGCAACGAATACGCAAAGATCGAGCTCTTTGTTGGCCGATCTAAAAATAATAAACACCGAGCTGCAAATATATATGTTACTTGTGATGAAAGAGAGGATCACTTTCGATATGAGCTCAAGATCAACGGAGAGATAATCAATGTTGTTACTCTTGATAAGGGATCGAATCAGTTTTCTGAACACCCTGATCAGATCCCAAATTACGAGCAAAAGAAAAACTTGTATCTAATATGAGAGCTCAAGCAACTTACTGGAGGCCAAGTGGGGGTGTGAAAACCCTCACTATCAGATCAAGATCTCAAATCGAGGATCTTTGTCCTGATCCTATTGAATACAAGCTCAAAGAGAAAGATCTCAAAGCTTTACCAGCCATGTATCAAGAGTATGATCTTTTGATCATGAGCAAGGGAGGCAAGATCGTAAGATCAACCGAGCATGATAAATTACCAACTAAACTCAATGTTAAGCTCTTTTTAACGCTTAATAAGGTTGTGGGGGGTAATTGCTTGTTCATAAATAGTAACGCCCTTAAAACTCTTAAAAATGGGTAAAATGAGCGAGCTATATATCAAGCAAATGGAGGAGGATCAAGATCAAGATCGATACCTTGACGAGGCTTATTACTATAATCTTTGGAACAGCGATCGTATGCGATCAAACAAAGATCAAAAAGAAACGGAGAAAGATCCAGCCGATAAACAAGTGGATCTAATTACTAAACAATTAAATTTTAAGTTATGAGTATTAAAGCAAAACAAAAGGAAAGCACGAGAGAGAAAGTTCCAGCTGGAACACATATCGCTCGCTGTTATAGTATGATCCATATCGGAACTACTACCTGGGAGTATTTAGGAGAAACTAAAGAAACCGACAAAGTAAGAATATCTTTTGAGATCCCTGAGGAGCTGAGAGAGTTCCAGGAGGGTTGTCCTGAGCCTATGGTTATCGATAAGGAATATACCTTGTCTATGCACGAAAAGGCTAATCTTAGGAAAGATCTTGAAAGCTGGAGAGGGAAAACATTTACTGAAGCTGAGGCGAGAGATTTCGATATACTTAAGTTGATCGGAGTTCCTTGCAGCCTTGGAGTGATCCATAAGGATACGAAAGCTGGAAACACTTACGCTCGTATTTCAGGGATCTCAGGATTGCCGAAAGGAGTAAAATGTCCTGATCAAATGAACGCTACTAAAATTTTCGACTACAATGAGAATTTCAATACTGAGTTTGTTGATCAACAGCCTGATTGGATAAGCGATCAGATCAAATCTACTCCTGAATGGAAAACAAAGCTCCAGGAGCTTAACATGGATCAAGAGCTGGCTCAAAAGATCGATCAAGATCAGCCAGTTAATACTAATCAAGAGGACGAGGATTGTCCTTTCTAAAATCAAATAAAATGAAAAATAACAAACTATTACTATTGGATAAGGGATCAGTTTCTCAGCTTGCAGCTGATCTCGTTGAGGCTGTAAATAATGGAGAAACAAACCCCCTTGAAGCTTATGTAGCGATTAAGCACATGGAGGAGGTATGTAAGCTCGCAAACAAAGCCTTGAAAGAGCAAGCGATCGAGGAGGCCTCAAAGCATGGGCCTGAAAGCCGAGATCTACAATTACATGGAGCTCAGATCCAAGTTAAGAACGGAGCTGGACGCTGGAATTTTAAGGCCATACCTGAAGTGGTTAAAGCTGAGGAGGATCTCAAAGCCTTAAAAGAGAGGCACAAACAAGCTTATAAAATGAGCGAGCGAGGAGATCAAATGGTATCGGAACATGGAGAGCTGATCAAGCCAGCTGGTTACTATCATGGAGGCGAAGTGATCGCTGTTAAATTATTGAAATAATGAGAGCGTGGATACCAACTTCAAAATTTCAGGATCAACTCAAATCGAAGTTTGAAACTAAGGCCGAGCTTATGGATCTCCTGGAGATCTCTCGGCCTACGCTTGACAGCTTCATGCGAGAGGAGAGGAGGTTTTTACCATACTTGCCGATATTGGCTCGTAAAATGAAAACAAAGCCTGAAAAATTGTTTAACCTTTTAGACAACAGATTATGAGAATTGATCGAAAGCTCAGCACTAAGATCCCACAAGGAATTATTACGATTTACTATTTCAATGGAGAGGTAAATCTTTTATTCAAAAACAAGTGTGCCTTAGAGCTGGGATCTTTCGTATCAGTTAAGCTGTTAAATCGAATTTTCTACGAGCTTCAGATCCATGAGATCAGCTTGTGGGAGTTCGAGCAGCTTCGTGATCATGTTCCTAAAATAAAAATACTAAATCATGGAATATAGTTTCAACATACATATAGCTCAAGAGTTTGGAGTAGAGGAGGCGATCATGATCAAGAACTTTCAGTTTTGGATCTTGAAAAATAAAGCAAACAAAAAGCATGAGCACGAGGGTAAAACCTGGACTTATAACTCGGTTGTTTCTTTTGAGAGAGTTTTTCCTTTTTGGAGTAAATCTCAAATAGCCAGGATCCTGAAATCATTAGTCGAAAAAGAAGTTCTTATCGTTGGGAATTTTAACAAGTCAAAATATGATCGGACACGCTGGTATAGCTTTTCGGATATTCAAATGTTAGATACTGAAAAGTGGAAAACATTAAAAGAGAAAAAGGAAAACGCTAAATCGGAAAATGGAAAGGCTGAAATCGTGCAACCTATACCAAATACAAACACAAATAATAAAACAACAAATCCTCTTTTTACTCAGCTGATCGCTGAGTATCATAACTGGATATTAGAAAAGGTAGGAGCTCCTCCAAAGATCAACGGAGCCGAGGGAAACGCTGCAAAGCAAATACTGGACTACTTATCTAAAATTACGGAGGATCCAATCGTGGCCTGGAAATTTATTTTACAGCACTTTGATAGGATCGAGCCTTTTCTACAAAAACAGATCAAGCTCGTTCAAATAAATTCAAATTTACTAAACATATTAAATCAGATTAAAAATGGAAAAAATACCAATCAACAAAGCTCTCAAGGCCTTGAAGCAAAGATCCGAGCAAGGAGGCAAGGATAACCTACCAGCTGAGATCAAACAAGAGGTTTTACCAGCCTTAAGCGTAAGTAATGAGCTGAGAGCTTTCAAGCAACAAGTTAATGGCTTAAATGAGGTTAAAATGGTTAACGAAATAATGAAAACGGAAAGATCATACCCCAGCTTGATCAAAAGATCAAGAGAGGATCACGCTCTCCTTATTGACGAAATTTGCTTACTTATTATTGATCTACAAAAATTTTATAATACAAAGGAGAAACTTTCGGAGGATCAGATCCTGGATCTTGCTGAGATAATTGTAGGCGAATATACTAACCTCACTATGCTGGATCTTGCTTTTTGTTTCAAACAAGGAAAAATCGGAGCTTATGGAAAAGTTTACGAGAGAATAGACGGAGGGGTTTTACTTGGCTGGATCAGGGAGTGGGATCAAAAAAGAATGAACATGATTATAGATCGGAGAGAGAGCGAGCATATACAGCAAAAGGCTGCGTGGGGTGGAGCTGCAAGATCAAGTGACGGAACTTTGAAACAATGGATCCAAAAAGGAAAGCTCTAATGTTTAAGTTTTGTAAAAAATGTGCTCAAATGGTGTGGATCCGAAACGGAAAGTGCTCGATTTGTAAAAATAAAATATAAATAAATAAAACAAACTACTATGCTGAAAAATTTTGAAAAATTAACTAACGAATTAACGGAGCAAGAGCTCCAAACTTTTTTACCAATAGTCCTCGGAGGCTTAAGATCTAAGATCGGAAAATCAAACGCTGTTCCTGGATCTCAAATAGTGAGAGGAGTAAACTCTTTTTTAGCTGATCGAGGGATCACTCTCAAGCTTTCAGGAGTTAGGCTCAGGAAGTTGATCAACCACATTAGATCTAACGCTCTAATCGCTGGCCTTTGCAGCTCAGGTAAAGGATACTATGTAGCAAGCAATAAGCGAGAGCTGGAGGAGTGTATCGAAAGCCAAAAGCAAAGGATCAGGAGCCAGGAAAGAGTTGTGGAATGTTTGGAAAGACAATACTTAGATTTATACTTATAAATAAATAAAGAGGCCCAACGCTTTGATCTTCAAATCTCAGCTGTGGGGCCTCTCGTTTCAAATAAATGAAACAAACTAAGTGCAAATGTAAACAAATTTTTATACTTTTGCTGCATGGATCTAAAAGGTTATACAAAAAGGTATGACTTTTATCGATCCGTTGCGATTAAATTGTGTAAGAGTATAGAAATAGGAGAGGAGCTTGTTCAAGAGCTTTTCTTAATCTTGATCAAAAAGGATCAGGATCTCCTGGATCGACTACTTAAGGATCAGAAAGCTGAAGCGTATTGTATTAGAATAATGAAAACGCAGCTCTTTAGTAAGAATACTAAATTTTACAAGAGAGAGATCAGCTGGAAAAAAAACCGATCAACGGAGAGCGTAAAAGATCAGCCTGATGTTCGGAGATCGGAAAGCGATTTCCTGGATATGATCAACGCTGAAAAAGTTGATCTACTTATTAAAAGGCTACCCTATTTTGAGAGGGAAGTTTTTCGAGTTTATTACGAGGGTGGGATCTCTTTCACGAAATTTTCTGAGGAGAGTGGGATCTCCAGGAAAACCTTATACAATACGATCCAAAAAGTAAAAAAATATATAAAAGAAAACTACAAACATGAGCTTGATAGTAAGTAGAGATCTACAAAAAGCCAGGATCAGTATTTGTGAAGCTTGCCCTCACTTTAGATCCAAAACGAGAACTTGTGGAAAGCCAGTAATCGGAGAGTGGATCGAAACAGCTTTCAAAGAAAGGAAAAAGCTTTGTGGTTGTTTTATGGACGCAAAAAGCCAGCTCAAGTTTGGATCTTGTCCTCTTGGAATGTGGGGCCCTACTGAAAAAGAAATCGAGGATCTCGCTGAAAAAGAAAACTTTGTAAAAAGCATGAGCCGAGCACAACGAGTAACTCAGAAAGATCTTGATCGAATTTACTCAATATATAAAGAAGTAGTAGGCGATTCTAAAAAATCAAATTGTCCTCCATGTATTAAGGAGGATCTTAAAAAAATACTAATCAAAATAAAAGAAACAAAAAATGACTAAAAAAATTGACTTCGTAAAAGACATTAAGCTTGTTCCGATCGCTGATCTGAAAGAGGCTGATTATAACCCTCGTTTTATAACTGAGAAAAAGTTTGAGGATATAAAGAAAAGCTTACTTGAGTTTGGCTTCAGATTGCCGATCATAGTAAATACAAATGCTGATCGCAAAAATATAATTGTAGGAGGCCACCAAAGGATCAAAGTAGCAAAAGCTCTCGGTATCAAAGAGGCTCCTTGCACTTTTGTTGATCTACCTCTTGAAAAAGAAAGAGAGCTCAATATCAGATTAAACAAAAATACTGGAGAGTTTGACATGGATCGCCTGGCTAATCTTTTCGAGATCAACGATTTGATCGATTGGGGTTTTCAGCCTTATGAGTTCAGCCTGGATCTTAACGATACAGATAGCCTTGAGCCTTTGGATCTTGGAGCAAGCGAGGAACAAGCTGAGCTTTACGATCCTGATGTTAAGCTTACGGATCAATTTATCATACCACCCTTTACTATTTTTGATACTCGACAAGGTTATTGGAGATCTCGTAAAAGAGCCTGGAAAGCTCTTGGTTTAGATAGTGGCCTCGGCCGAGAGGATAACCTTTTGAATTACTCCGATAGTATAAGAAACGGAGGGTTTAAGATCGTAGATGTTGAGATCAAAAACTCAGGAACTTCGATCTTTGATCCAGTTCTTTGTGAGGTTATTTACAAATGGTTTAATGTAAAAGGAGGATCGATCTTTGATCCTTTCGCTGGAGGATCAGTAAGAGGTATTGTAGCTTCAAAGCTGGGCCATGAATACACTGGTATAGATCTAAGGCCTGAGCAAATTGAGGAGAATGTAAAACAAGGAGCTGAGATCTTAGAAAAAGGAGATCCAAAAGTTGAGTGGATCCTTGGGAACGCTCTTGATACTGACAAGCATATAGGTAAGAAAAAGTTTGATCTGATGTTTTCTTGTCCTCCTTACTTTGATCTTGAGCAATACTCGGAGGATCCTGAGGATCTCTCTAACTTAAAGTGGGAGGAGTTTACGGATCAATACAAAGAGATAATAAGTAAAGGCCTTAAAACCCTTAAAAATGATCGTTTCGCTTGTTTTATCGTTGGAGATATAAGGGAGCCGAAAAGTGGATACTATCGAGATCTGATTCGACTAACTATTGAAGCGTTTGAGAAAGGAGGAGCTCGCTTGTATAACGAAATGATATTACTTGAGCCAGCTGGAACAGCAGCCATGAGAGCGAGTAGAATTTTCAAAGGAGGCCGAAAGGTATGTAAAACCCACCAAAACATATTAGTATTTTACAAAGGAGATCCTGGAAAGATCAAAGAGATCTACGGAGAGGAGGTTGAGGTTATGGAGATGAACGAGGATCCTGAAAATAAAAAAGTGGACGCTACTATTTATGGAGAGAAAATCAAACTTGACAAAATAATATGATCACGCTTGATCCATACATTAAAAAGTTCCGAGATCTTGAAACTGAAAAGCTTGGTAGGATCTTGATCCTGGATAACTTATCGCTTGATTGCTTAGGTGGAGAAAGGATCAAATACAAGAAAGAGATCCTCAAACTTTGGGATCAAAATAAGCTCGACAATTTTGCTCCGAGCTTAGATCATTACAATTACTCTCAGCTGAGAAATCTACCAAATATAAATAAGTCAGTAATAAATCATTTGTTAGGCCTGAAAGGATACGGAATGTGCCTAACCACATCACTTTGCTACTATTATTTAATGGGTAAAAAGGATCTTAATAACGAGGATCTAAAGATCAAAGCTTTCAAGCCAGGAAAAAGAAACCTCCACTATTGGATCGAAAGTGGATCAGGAGAGTGGATCGACTTAACCTCAGCTCAGCTCTACATGGTATTAAAAAATACTAAACATGTTGATATGATCACACAGCCTCACTTAATGTATGAGCAAGGCCAAATAGTAAAAAGATTTAGATCTCAAACTGACGGATCTAAAAAAATAAAGATCGGAGAGGAGGAGATCAAGATCGGAGAAGTAGATTACAATTTTCTAATTAAAATAACTAAACAATTATAACTATGACTAATACAATGAAAGAGTGGCAAAATGGATACGAGCTACCATACTTAAAACAATTAAGATCAATTTTCAAAACTGAATACAAACCCTATTGTTTCGGAGCCTTTGGGATCCCTAACGAGCGAGATCTTGCTACCTGGCTTAAAGACGATCAGGTAGTAATGACAGCTGAAAAGGATACTCTTTTGATATTCAAACAATACAATGCAAAAAGTAGTATCAAAGATTTTACTGGATCCAGGATCTTAGTAGAAAGAGGAGATGTGGTTATCAAACATATAGCTGGAAAGCAAAAACAAAAAGTGTTTAACTACATAATGGATCAACTAAAAGGATACCGAGTATTAGTTCAAGTATTTGAGGAGCATGAGGAGCACATGAAATTGATCAAAGATCACAAGCTGAATTTTATTTCAACTAAGATCGCAGCTTCAAGTGATCTAATCGGTATATATGCAACAAAAGAAAACCACCCTTATAAGCTCGCAAAAGGAGAGGAGATCCATATCAAAAGCCTCGTTCCTAAATTTTTAACTAACTCTCAGCTGAAGCAAGTAAGAGAGGAGCTGGAAAGCTTTTCAAGCTGGGCCGATCATTACTCAGGATATAACAAAAGGCAAAGCTGGAGTGCCTTTGGTTTGAGAGGTTATGACAAAGATCCTAACTTCATAATTAAGCCAGGCGAAATGTCGCAAAAATGGAAAAGAGAAAACCCTGAGAAATTAGTAGCAAAATCTGATTGGACGGATATTATTGACAAGTTCCCATATACAAAAAGCTTGCTCGAAAAGTTCCCTCTCAAAGGATCAAAGCTTGATCGAGTTAGATTCATGAGATTAAAGTCAGGAAAAGGAGAGCTCTCAAGGCACGCAGACATAACGGATCGAGAGGCTGGAGTTCAGCCAGGATCAGTAGTAAGATTACATATACCAATAATTACAAACGATAAGGTAATTTTTCACAGCTGGAGCCACCGAGGAGATAAAAAGGCTTACAATATGAAAGAGGGATCTCTTACTTATCTTGATGTTAGGAAACCACATACAGCTACAAATACTGGAGATCAAGATCGGATCCACTTAGTAATAGATCTATACGCAAGCGAGGAACTTACTAAACATATAATCGAATGTTAGAGCCTATTTTCGAGCGATATAACGGAGTAACTGTATTAAGAGATGATCTACTACCTGGAGGATCTAAAAGCCGATTTTTACCCTATTTAATAAAAGGAGCAAAAGAAGTTGTTTTCGGTGGGCCTTTTTGTGGAGGAGCTCCTTTGTGCCTTGCTGTTTTAGGTAAAAGCTTAGGGATCAAGATCACGCTCTTTTATGCAAAGCGAAAAGTATTACATCGAAATCAAAGAGTGGCCCTGGAACATGGAGCTACTATATACCAAGTTCCTTACGGATATATGACTAATGTTCAAAGCAAAGCCAGGAGATACGCTCAAGATCATGGAGCACTATTTCTACCCTTAGGTTTTGATGTTCCTCAAGCCTCGGATCCTTTTATCAATGACATGAAAGAGATCAACAAAATGAAAGGCCCTTTTGATGAAGTGTGGGTAGCTTGTGGATCAGGTATGTTAGCTCGCTGTTTAGCTTATGGCTTTCCTGAAGCAAAGATCAAAGCTGTTGTGGTTGGACTTAATTCTCGAAACCAAAAGCAATCGTTCCCTGATAATGTTGAGTTAATAGATTGCAAGTATCGATTTGATCAAGATTGTAAAAGTAAACCACCATTTGTAAGCTCAGAAAATTATGACGCAAAAGCGTGGGAGGTTTTAATGGAAACAAAGAAAGGAGGGATCAACAATAACATACTATTTTGGAATGTGCTGTAATGAATTTATACTATACTAATAAATACTAAAAAATGGACGAAATCGAACACTATAAAAAAGAGCAAGAGCGAACAAGGATCCAAAAGGCCAAGATCCTGGAGGCCCTTGAGCAAACTCTCGGAGTTGTTACTCCAGCATGTAAAGCTGTCGGTATAAGTAGATCTACCTTTTATAAATGGAAAGAGGAGGATCCTAAATTCAGCGAGGAGGTAGGTAAGATCATAGGTTTAAGGCTGGACTTTTTGGAAAACGAAATGTTGAGGAGGATCCAAAATAACAGCCAGGGATCTAACACTTTACTTATGTATGAGCTGAATAATCGAGGCCGAGAACGAGGGTATGGTAATGATCAAAAGATCGACATAACCTCAGCTGGAAAAGAGATCAAAGCTCCGAGCTGGGTTATACCAAAGGAAAAGCCTGAGTGAAAAAGGCTCTTGTAAGACATTGATGTTCAGGGGTAAACAAGTTCTCCGAAAGTTGATGTATTGATATTAGCCAAAAGAGTAAACCTCTTAGAACTCGTTATATGAGCTGAGGAGAAGTTTTGAGTAAACAAAATAAATGATAAGAAAATACAAAATAAAAGCAAGATCACCGAGAAAGGAAAGCGAGCTCCAGCTTCAGATTGCAGTAGTTAGATACCTACAAATGCAGCCAGGAGAGATACTTTTCAACGGATCAGCTGGAGGGATCAGAACAAGTATGAGCCAGGCCAAAAAGATGAAAGCTTCAGGCTATCGTAAAGGCTGGCCTGATCTCCTGATCATGGAGCCAAGAGGAGAGTTTCATGGTTTAGCGATCGAGCTCAAAGTCAAAGGAAACTACCCCTCAGCTGAGCAAAAGAAAGTGATCCAGGATCTAAAAGAGAGAGGATACTGGGCCGAGGTAGCTACTGGCTTTGATCAAGCGAGAGAGATAATCGACTTTTACTTTAAGCTTCAGCCATGATCAAGCAACCCAAAACATATTACGATGTATCGAATTGTGGATCCAGGATCTCAGTTAATCAAGGAGGAACAAGATCAGGAAAGACATACTCGATCCTCAAAGTTTTGGTTGACTATTGCTGGGAAAACAAAAACGCTGGATCTTTTATAACTATATGTAGGAGAACGCTACCAGCTCTCAAAGCTTCAGCCATGAGAGATTTCTTTGAGATCCTCCAAAATGAGGGATACTATACGGAGTTAGATCATAACAAAAGCGATCAAACATACCAGCTCTTTGGGAACACTATCGAGTTTATAAGTTTGGATCAGCCTCAAAAAGTGAGAGGTAGAAAGAGAAACATACTTTTTATAAATGAGTGCAACGAGATCGACTTTGAAAGCTGGACGCAGCTGAGCCTTAGAACAACCGATCGGATCATAATTGATTACAATCCCTCGGACGAGTTTCATTGGATATACGAAAAAGTGATCCCAAGAGATGACGCTACCTTTTTCAAATCTACTTATCTTGATAATCCTTTCTTACCTGAAAGCACGATCCTGGAGATCGAAAGGCTGAAACAAACAGATACTAATTACTGGAAAGTTTATGGCTTAGGAGAGCGTGGAAAGGCCAGGAGCTTAGTTTTTGAGAGCGTTGGGATAGTGGATCAGATCCCTGAAAATGCAAAGGAGCTCGTGCTCGGCCTTGACTTTGGATACTCTCAGGATCCGACAGCTTTGATCAGGATCCGAAAACATGATCAAGATCTTTACTTCGAACAGCTGATCTACACTACTGGCTTAACTAATCAAGATATTGTTCGAGAATTTAGATCCTTAGAGATCTCCAGGACAGCCGACATTTTTGCTGATAGTGCTGAGCCTAAATCGATCGAGGAGATCTACCGAGGAGGCTTCAATATAAAAGCAACTAAAAAGGGAAAGGATAGTATCAGGGTAGGCCTGGATCTTATGCGAACTTATAAGCTGAATGTATTGAGCTCAAGCCTGGATCTTATCAAAGAGTTTCGCAATTATAAATACAAAGAGGATCGCAACGGAAAGATCCTTAACGAGCCAATCGATACTTTTAATCATGGTATTGACGCTATTAGATACGGACTAATAATGAAGCTACAAAGGCCCTTTAGTGGCGAGTATGCGATTTTATAAAAAGGAATAAAAACACTATATTTAATACTATACTAATATGAAAGCAAAAGAAGTTACGATACCAACTAATTGGAAAGAGATCAAGCTCAAAACCTTTCGAGCGTATCAGCTTATGAAAGAGGCAAAAAGAAAGCTCTCAAACTTGGAGGAGAAAATGATCACGCTTGAATTATTTTGTGATCTAACAGCTCAGGAAGTGAGATCTCTAAACATTAAGGATCTCAATAAGCTCTACGAGGATCTAACTAAGATCTTAAGTTCTGATCAAGCTCAGTTCAAGTTTGAGCAAACTTTCAAATTTAATGACAAGGAGTTTGGCTTTATACCAAATTTGAGCAAGATCTCTACTGGAGAGTGGGCCGATTTTGAGGAGTTTATGAAGCAAGGAGGATACTGGAAAAATGTTCACAAGATCATGGCTATACTTTGGAGGCCGATCAAAGATCAATACAAGGAAAAGTATTCAATCGAGGCTTATTCAGATACCCATGTGAGCGATCACAGCGAGGCTTTTCTCGACTTAGGAATGGATAAAGTGATCGGAGCACAAGCTTTTTTTTTGCGTTTAGGGACCGACTTGTCAATGATTTCGCTAACCTCTACAACCAAACGGAAGCTGGAGAAAGCGAGAGCGAATCTGACGGATACCATAACTCAGTCGCAGAAAAATACGGCTGGTATAACTCGCTGGCTATCATGAGTGGAGAGAATTTCCTGGCCTTAGAGGAGGTTACTAAAAAGCCTATATACGAAAGCTTGATGTGGCTTTCATGGCTTAAGGATAAGAACGAGGAGGAGGTTAGACGCTTCAATAATGCAAATACTAATACTTATAAAACATGAGCCCAGTAATACAAAATTCATATCAAGCCAATCCGATAACCTGGAATGTAATATACGATCAGCTGAAAGCTTATTACGATCAACATTACTTTGTAAAAACCTTTTCTTTTGGCCAGGTGGATCTTATGGATCTTGATAAACAAACGATCTTTCCTTTAGTGCATGTGATCCCAGGATCGGTATCAATAGAGAAAGGCGTTCAAACTATGAACATGGAGATCATGTGTGCCGATCTTTTACACCAAAAGGAAAACAAGGAGGAGCGTATGGTTGAGATCTTAAGCGATACGCTGAGAAACCTCCAGGATCTTGACGCTGAGATAAGGCATGGTTTTACTATATTCAAAAGAGAGCAAGAGATCGAAGTGGATCTACCAGTTAGTATGACACCTTTCATGGAGGAGTATAAAAATGTTCTTGTTGGATATAACGCAAGCTATGTGATCAATACTCCGTATCAATCTAAGGCTTGCATACAACCAACTGATGAAAAGATCGATAAACAATTTGTTGAGGCTGATAATATGAAGCCAAGATACCCAAGAGTTCCGAGAATATGAAAAGAGATCTTGAACATACTTTTGAATTGCTTTCCGATTTCGGAGATAAGGTTGTGGCTAAGGCTCAGCAAAATCTCGAAAAGAAAAGATCAAAGAAAACTCGTAGAGGATATGCAACAAAGAGATCCACTAACGCTTCAGGGAGGCTCTCTCGCTCTTTATTTTGGGGGTTTGATAGAACAGCTCCGAGCTTCAACTTTGGAGCTTCAGGAAAGGCTGGAAAATATGCTCAGTATGTTGAGCATGGTAGAGGCCCAGGAAAGCAACCTCCACTTAGATCAATCCTTAATTGGATCAAGATCAAGCCACTCAGGCCGAGAGATCTTACTTCAGGTAAATTCATAAAGAAAACACCAGCCACTTTGGAGAGTATGGCTTATTTGATCGCTCGAAAAATTGGTAGATACGGAACTGAAGCAACAAACTTTTATACTGACGCTTTCATTGAGGAGTATAAAAAATTAGATAAAAATATACAAGATGTTTTCGCAGCTGATGTTGAACTTACAATAGACGCAGCTTTGAGCTCTCTTGATAACTTAAAAATTGGATAAATGGCGATAGTAGTTCAACAACAACCTGGAAATTTTGAGCCGATCGGCCGAGAGCTGATCATGGTAGCAACAAGCACTAATGTATCAAACGATAAGTTTAACTTTGTATTCGATGTTAAGGACGGAGCTGGGAACTTGATAGCACGAGTTCTGATCGCTCCTAACGCTTCAAATGCTGGGGTATTTAATTATCGAGAATTACTCCAGGATCAACTCTCCAGCGAGCTCTTAACAAATAATGGAGGAACAAATGGCTTTGTAGGCTTCACTCCTTATCAGCCAAACCCTACTGACTTTTACCAATACTATAACGGAAAATCAATAGTAGCGTATGAAATTGAGATCGGAGAAAGCTACGCAGCCTCTCCAGCTGATTCTCCGATAGTGTATCCAAACTTAGCAAATAAAGTAGGGTTGATTTTCCTTGGATCTTTGAGGCCATACTTTGGTTTTGTAAATAATGGAGGAGTAGATTACAACATGACTTCAGGCTTATCTCGAATGTTGTCAGATCGGACATCACTCAATCCTGATCACTCTGTTTTCGCTCCGTATTGTGATGAGCCTCCAAGTGCTTCAGGAACTTTTGGTGTATCAGTAGAGAGAGTAAATTCTAAAAGCTGGAGATCGCTTGAGCTACCGAGCTCGGCTTTGCTTTCAGGTAATGCTTGGAATCAAATCACTTATCAAATTAAAAAGAAAGACGGAACAATAATAACTCATACTTTTGCTGTGCCTCAAGCTTCAGGAACACTTACTCCTGGAGATCATTTTTGTAGGATCCCAGCTGGCCCAGCAAACTTATCAATGGTAGATAATCATATACCAGTAACTGATCAACCTAACACGATTGGCGAGGATATGGAATGGTATCGCTTTTATGCTTCAAGCTCTATAAGTCCAGGGATCAGATCATGGTATTACTATTTTGTTTGGGACGCTAATAGCTGTGGAGGGATCAACCGATCAAAGTTCAATCAAGCTACGATCATGTGGGAAAATACAAGAGGAGGCTTTGACTATTTTGACTTCAATATGAGAAGAACAATTACTGATACTATGAAAAGAAAAAACTATCGTAAAGTTCTTGGAAACTATTACCAAACTGACGGATCAGGATCAGGCCTTACTGGAGCTTTTGATTACGAGGCGTATGATCATGCTCTCCAGCCGAGCCAAGTATATACAACAAGATCCTGGAGGCTTTCTACTGACTATCTTACTGAGCTTGATTATATGAGCATACAAAGTTTATTTACAAGCCAAAAAGTGTGGATCCTTACTTATCTCGATACTGGAGTAAATGGTGGATCAATCACAAACTTAGGCCGAAAAGCAATACCAGTAAATATAACGGACACTAATTTCGGACTTATTCAAATGGCTGGAAAGAAACCAGCTACTCTTACTATTAACTTGGCTCAAAGCCAAAACAGATACTACCCAAGATAATGGCTAAAAAAGGAGAGATACTATTACGAGTTTGGGATCAGGTTACTGACGAGCCGATCACGCTTGATATATTTGAGAACATATCGATCGCTACCACTTTTCAATTTTCTAACATACAAGATTGGGCCAAAACTCACAGCTCTTTTTCTCAAAGCTTCAGGCTACCAGGATCCACTAAAAACAATAACTTTTTTGGCCAGGCTTATGATATAAATGTAACGATTGATACAAATAACTTCAATCCAAAATTAAAAGTCCAGGCCTGGCTTGAATATGAAACAATACCGATCCTAAAAGGATACCTCCAGCTGAAAAATGTAATAGTTCAAAAAGGCCAGTTCGCTGAATATGATGTTTGTATTTTTGGAGATGTTTCTAACCTTGCTACTTCGATCGGAGATAAAAAGCTACAAGATTATTGCACTTATCTTTCAAGCCTTAATCACGAGTTTAAGCATGACGAGATAGTAGATAGTTGGAGTGGTAATCTCTTTGGAGGGAAAGTGGTGTATCCACTAATCGATTATGGCCAACAGCTTCAGTATTGGAACGGAGTTATAGTTCCAGGAACAACTCCTATGGACGATTACGGAGCTCCAGTTCCACTTAATTGTTTTAAGCCAGCCTTAAGGGTTAAAGATCTTTTACAAGGGATCTTTGAGGAGGAGGGTTATACTTATAGTAGCGACTTCTTTGATAATGATCCAACCTACGGAAAATTGATCATACCTTTTCCTGGCCGAGCAAGTTCGGTGTTTGAGGAGGGAGCTCAGAACGAGGACGATCACGAATTTATATGCGTTGTTCCACAAGGAACAAACCCAGCTTTTAGTTCAGGCTATCAGCAAAGAGCTCCAGTATCAGGAGGCTGGACTACCAACTCAGCTGACGGAGGTAGAGATATAGCTGGAAATCTTGTAACATTAACTGACGCTGAGGGATATACTTTTCAAGCTTATAAAGTTCCATACTCAAGTTTCTATATATTTTACTACAAGGTAGTTCTCGCTAATATGCCGAGCCTTGGAATGATGTGGAATCACGATGTTTATATGCGTATGGTTTCATGTCCTGACGCAAATTTTGCAGCTGGTAATACCTCAGTAATATACTCCTCTCCAGCAACTAATATGTGGGTAGGCCAGCAAACGATCCAATCAACTGGAGGAGGGAACTTTTCGATCCCTTTGCAAGAGGATCACTATGTAAGAGTAGAGCTGTGGCACAATGAGGGAAACGCTGGATTGGGCCAGTTCATGAATTATATTACTTACGCAAACCTACTGACAAATGGCTTTCCGAATGACGGATCTTACTTTTTTGTTAAGCCGATCTACTCGCTTTCTTTTGGTATGCAATTAGATATGTGTCAGCTCGCTCCTGATCTTAAAGCGATCGATCTCTTGAGCTCTTTGCAAAAAATGTTTAACCTTGTTATTTTGCCTGATCCTCAGGATCCTAACAACTTAATTATTGAGCCATACAACGATTGGATCGCTTCAGGAGATTTCGTGGATTGGACGCACAAGTTAGATCTTGAAAAAGATATACAGATCAAGCCTACAACTGAGCTTCAAACAGCTGAGCTCCTTTTCACTTATAAGGAGGACGCTGATGTATTGAATGAGCTCGTTCAAAATACTACTCAAAGAGTTTACGGAGAGAAAAAAATTGATTCTACTAACAATGATTTTGCAAAAGGCGAATACAAGGTGGAGATCGAGTTTTCTCCTACGCCTTGCAACGCCATGATCGGCTCAGTAAATGGAGTTTTCTTACCTAAGCTTTTCGATCAGGAAAGCAACGCAATCGACTTCAAGCCAAGGATCTTACAATACAATGGACTTGTTCCAGCTGGAGGTGGAAATACTTGGTATCTTGACGATCAAGGAGGAGGAGGGATCGGCTACTCAACTCATACTGATTACCCAAATGTTTCGCACTTTGAGGATCCAGTTCCTTTTGTTGATTCGCTTGATATTAACTTCGGTATGGAAACTTTGCTCCAGCCTGGAGTTCCCTCAACAAATACTTTATACAAAGTTTACTGGGAACGATTTATTGACGAGATCTACTCAAGCCAGGCCAAGATCCTGATTGCTAACTTTAGGCTTACAAGTGCTGATATTTTTAAGTTTCAATTTAACGACAAGATATTTATCAAGGATAGTTATTACCGAGTAAATAAGATCAATGGTTGGACTATAAATGATAACGAAACTACTCAGGTAGAGCTTTTGAAATTACCTGAACTTACTTTCGGCTGTTTCTATACTCCAGCATATAGCACGATTAACGGACAAATAATGTTCCAAGATCCAGCTGGAACAACTGGCTTAGTCGGTAATCAACTTTGCTGTGAATTTCATGGCTATAACTGGCAACTCGGTGGAGGAGGAGGAGCTGCAACTTATGGCTGCTACTACAATAATATAATTATAGTAGGCCCAGTAGATCCAGTAGGCCCAGTAGGGCCAGTAGGGCCAGTAGGGCCAATGCCTGGAGGAACTGGCCCAGGAACTTCAGTTGTTGGAGTAGGAGGAGGAGGAGATCTCAATGGTAATACTAAAACTCAAGGAGGATCTCCAGCAAACGCTGTGGCTTTGAATAGGAGCTCTCACAATATGATCTTGTCAGGATCTCAAAAAATAGATCAAAACATACGAGGATCAGGTAATGTAATTTCAGGCTCAGATATTGAAACAAACAACGCTTCAAATAATTGTATGGTTACTGGAAAGCGAAACAAGATCTCAGTTACTGACGATCGCTTAAAAGCTGAAAACCCAAGCACAGCCAATTTAATGAGTGCGAATGTTTCAGGGATCAATGGAGAGGCTCAAAGAAAAGGAGAGTGGGCCTTAGGTGGAGGGAAAAGGTTTGGTAGAGATTATTCTGAGGAGAGAAACGGACGAAATAATCATGGTAAGATTTTGTTCCTGGCTGAGGGTGTTCCAGCTCTTGACGAAAAGCTTAAAAAATATAAACTTAAATTTTTATTACAAGGCGATTATGATAGTCAAATGTATTTCGATAAGGACACAGCCTGGATCTTAGAGAATAAAATTGTAATGAGTTTTAAGCAAGGTAATTTTACAAGTATGATTCCTGAAGCTTTTAACGATTATAACTTAGTATGGAGAGATCAGACGAGCGATTATCAAGTTAAGGCTCAGCTGGGAACAAATGTATTTGAAACTTCAAGAGGATCCTGGAGCATATACTATAACCCTATTGCAAATGTTGGGATCGAGATGTGGTTAATCTATAATGGAAAAGAGCAAGTTCCTGAATTTATTACAGCAAGCTTAACGCTTACTTATACTCAGATCAAGCCTTTCAAAGGAGATATAGTAAACCCTGAAATACCAAAACCTCCAGGAGAGGGTGAGGAGCCTAAACCAAAGAAGTAGATACAATGACATTAAAAGAATTATAACAACGCTTAAAACGCTTAAAAATGGCTAAAAAATATATAGTAGAGCTTGAGATTGACGGAGTAAAAGAGAGTGTTCAAAATATGGAGCAACTTGAAACTACTGTTGCCGATCTTGAGAATCAGTTAAAACAAGCCGACTTCGGATCGGAGGAGTTCAAAAAATTAAGTGGAGAGCTGGGAAAAGCAAAAGGAGAACTTAACCAATTTCAAAGAGAGATTGACGCTCTTGATCCAACAGCTAAGGCTGAGCAATTTGTAAAGTTTGCCGAGGGAATAAGTGGAGGTTTTGCAATCGCTACTGGAGCTATGGCTGTGTTCGGAGGCAAGAACGAGGAGCTTGAGAAAACAATGGTTAAAGTTCAGGGAGCTATCGCAATCGCTGTGGGGATCCGACAAATAGCTGAAAGTAAGTTAATCGAAACGCTTTCTCGATCAGCTGTCGGACAAGGCTTGCTCTCAGCTGCAACAGCCACTTATACTTTTGTTACTGGAGCTGCAAGCACAGCACTTAAAGTATTCAGGCTTGCTCTTGTATCAACTGGGATCGGAGCAATAGTAGTAGCTGTTGGTATGCTTGTCGCTAATTTTGACAAGCTCTACGGAGCCTTAAAGTTCGTAGCTGAATTTATGATCAACACAGTTGTCGGAGCTTTTAACCTTGTTATTGACGGAGTTAATTGGATCATAAAACAACTGAATAAAATACCAGGAGTAAGTATCGGAATGATCGACAGCATGGAAAAGGTTTCGTTCGCTTCAAAAGAGGCAGCTGATACTACTCAACAATATGCTGACGAGCTGGATAAACTTAAGGCAGCACAAGAGGCTGCTACTCAAGCTGCTGACGATCACATGAAAGCCTTAAATCGAGAGCTTGCTCTTATGGAGGCAAGAGGAGAATCTGAGGCTGCAATCTTAGCCATGAAAAGAGAGATCCTGGAGGCTGCTGTAAATGAAGCTATCGCTACCGAGGTTGCTATTGAGCAACAGCTTGCACTTGCTCAGGCTGCTATGGAGGCGAACAAGGCTCTCCTGGCTCGAAAAGCTGAGGAGGAGGGCAAGAGTGTGGACGATGTATTGGCTGATCTTGGATTGGCTAATCCTAAAGAAATAGAAAAGGCCTTAAACGATGCAAAAAACGCAAGGCTGGACGCTGAGAATAACCTCGCAGTATTTGAAGCTGAGATCAATACAAAAAGGAGAGAAACAAGAAATAAACAAAGAGAGGAGGAGGAGGCTGAGGAGCAAAAGAAAAAAGAGGAGGAGGCTGCAAAGCTTGAGGAGAAAAAACAGCAAATGCTGGACGAGGCTGAGCAACTCAAAGCTCTCCAGGACGAGCTCGCACTTATGGCTGTTGAGGACGCTTTTGAAAGATCAGCTCTTGAGCTTGAACAACAAATGGCTGCCGATCTTGCTCAGATCGAACAAGCTGAAAATTTTGAGGAACAAAAACTCTTGATCGAGGAGAAGTATAAAAAATTAAGTGAGGATCTACAAGCTGAGCACATAAAATTCAAAGAGGATAAACAAAAAGAGGCCGATCAGGAGGCTCTTGATACAGCTGTTGCTGTTGAGGAGGCGAAACAACAAATCGCTCAGGACGGACTTAATGCTCTTAGTAGCTTGGTTGATCTAATTGGAGGAGAGGGAAAGAGAGCAAAGAATATACAAAAGGCGATCGCAATCGCTCAAATAGCAATCGATACAGCCAAGGCTATAAGTTCAGCAATCGCTGGAGCTACAGCTGCTGCTGCTGCTACTGGGCCAGCTGCTCCTTTTACAATGGTAGCTTACATCGCTTCAGGAATTGCAACAGTTCTCGCAAATGTAGTAACAGCACGAAATATATTGAAAGAGGCTGACAGCGTTGAGATCCCTGGAGGTGGATCCGAGGGTGGAGGAGGAGGAGGATCAGGCCCAGCTCCAACAGCTCAGGCTCAAGGATCAGCTCCTGATCCAGGAAGTGGTTTACAAAATATGCTACAAGGTGGAGGTATAGATTTTAGCTTTTTAGCTAATGGAGATACCTCTCAAATTGGAGGAGCTGTTCCTCCAGTTCAGGCTTATGTATTAGAAAGTGATGTAACCACAAGCCAGGAGGCTGTTCAAAGGATCGAGGATCAAGCAACTATATAAAATGAGTAATAACTATAAATTAAAATAATCATGAATACAGAAATCGTAGAGTTAATTATTGACGAGGAGGAGATCGAGTTCGGAGTAGACGCTATCAGCTTAGTAGGCGAGCCAGCGATACAAGAGAACTTTCTTGCTTTTCAAAATGATAAGAAAAACAATTACACTTTTGCTGTTGCTGATAGGGATCGTAGGATCTTGATCGGCCCAGCTTTAATACCGAACAAACAAATCTATCGTTATGATCGAAAAAGTGGTAAAGAGTATTATGTATGGTTTTCAAAGGAAACTGTTAGGCAAGCTTCACAGCTTTTTCTAATGAGAGATAAACACCATAATCATACCCTTGAGCACAAGGAGGAGATCTCAAACCTTTCAGTAGTTGAAAGCTGGATCAAAGATAGTCCGATCGATAAAAGCGAGGCCTTTGGTTTCAAAGTTCCAGTAGGAACATGGCTTGTTGCGATCAAAGTAAATGACGAAAAGATTTGGAAAGAGCAAGTAAAAGAGGGTAAGGTAAAAGGGTTTTCAATCGAAGGTTTTTTCACTAATAAAATGGAATACCGAAAGAAAAAGAAAAAGAAAAAGAGAGGTAAGATCACAAGAAAATACTCGGAGCAAGAGCTTTGTGAGGAGATCAAAAAGATCATACGAGAAAAATAAATCGTTGAAAGTTTGGTTATTTGTAAAACCTTTTTGAGGCCATTTTAACAAGTTCTAAGAGGTTTTGGTATACTTTTGGATAAGATATATCAACCTACCTACGAACGACTAAACGCCTGACAGACAATGTATTATAAGTGGGTATTTTAGATCCTTTTTTGAGCAAAAGGGAACGAGTGAATAAAAGTTATACTATATATATAGAAAGTAAAATCTAATTTTAACAAAAAAATTTTATCAAATGAGTAAAAGTAAATTATCAAAAATCAAGGCACTACTTGGAATGCACGAGGACATTACTCTTGCAGCTGAGGCTGTGCTTAAAGACGGAACAATGATCGGCACAGACGCTGAGGAATGGGCTGTCGGAGTATTAGCTTATGTAGTCGCTGAGACTGGCGAGAAAATGCCTTTACCAACTGGCGAGTTCGAACTTGAAGACGGACGAGTTTTAGTTATTGAAGACGGAACAATTACTGAGATCCGAGAGGCTGAAGTAGTTGAGGAGGAAGTAGTTGAGGAAGTAACTGAGGAGGTTGAAGCTGGAGTATCTAAAAAGGAGCTAATCGCTGTATTGGAGCAAATGAACAAGGACTTTGACGCTAAGCTTGAAGCTTTAGGAAAAGAGATCAAAAAAGATCTTACAAAGTTTTCAGCTTCAAAGCCGATAACTAAAATGTCTAATCGACCACAAAGAGTTATCGTTCAAAAAGATATTAAAGAAATGAATACAGCTGAGAGAGCTCTTTCAATTTTTAATAATTCAATCAATAACTAAAATTAAAAAAAAAAAGAAAATGAGAAAAAAATATAATTTAGCTGCTCAACCTTCTATAACTACTACTTATAGTGGAGAGTTAGCACAAGCGTATATCTCAGCTGCTTTACTTAGTGGTAAAACATTAAGCGAGGGATTGATTGAGATTAAAGAAAATGTAAAATACAAAGGCGTTTTGAAAACAGTTGCAACAGCTGACTTAATTCAAAAAGCTGATTGTGATTTCAAAAAAGGAGGAGAGGTAAATCTTAATGAGAGAGTTATCGTTCCTGAGAATTTAATGGTAAACCTTGAGCTTTGTAAGCAACCATTTAGACAAGATTGGGAGGCTTTACAAACTGGATCATACAGAGTTGACGCTCAGATCCCACCAAACTTTGAAAGCTGGTTACTATTACATGTTGCTGGAAAGATCGCAGAAAATACTGAGTTAAATATCTGGCAAGGTGACAAAACTGGAGCTGGAACTTATCAAAGTTTTGACGGACTTTACACTATTTCTCAGGGAGCTGGTTTTGTTCCAGCTGCTCAGAATATAGCTGACGCTACTGACAATCCACTTGATGTAGCTGATGTTATTAAGTGTTTAGAGAAAGTAAAAGCTGCTTTACCAGCTCAGCTATTGTTCCACCCTGATCTAAGGTTATATGTATCTCCAGGGATCGCTTCAGCTTACATACATGCTTTAGGAGCGAACAACTATCAATATCAAGCGTTCGTAGGTGTTAAGCCTTTGAACTACGATGGTATTCAAATGGAGATCGCTAACGGAATGGAGGCTAAGTCAATGATGTGCACTTTGAAAACTAACTTGTTCTTTGGGACAAATTTAGTCGATGATATGAATGAGGCGAAAGTTTTAGACATGGCTAACCTTGACGGATCAGACAATGTGAGAGTAATTTACAGATTTACTGGAGGTTGTCAAATAGCGATCGGAGACGATGTTGTTGCTTATAAATCAACAGCTTCATAAATAATTGTTTAACTTAAAAATATAAGATCATGGCGTGTACACTTTCAGCTGGTAGGCTATTAAAATGTAAGGATAAAATTGGAGGAATTAAAACAATCTTTTTAGGCTTGCATGAAGATTTTACTACTGGTATAACTACTGGAGGAACAAATGGAGAGATCTCTGTTTTACCAACAGCTACTATTTATCGCTATGAGTTAAGCAAAGGTGTCGGAGATTTTATCGAAACAATAACAGCAAGTATCGAGAATGGAACAGTTTTCTGGAATCAAGTAGTCAATGTTTCACTATTTGAAATTGACGCAGCTACAAGAGCTGAGCTCGAAAATGTTTGTAGATCAAGGCTGGCTGTATTTGTTTTAGATAACAACGACAATATATTTATGATTGGTAGGTTTGATTCGGCTGAGCTTTCAGCTGGAACAACTGTTACTGGTAAGGCCAAGGGAGACATGAATGGTTACACTTTAACTTTCACAGCTGATGAAAAAGAGCCAGCAAGATTATGCGACGCTTTCACAGCTACTCCTTTTGATAACTTTGCAACGATAACAGTTTCTCCTACTTATTAAGATAAGTTTAACTTGTAGTATTTGTTTAGTAATAAATTGTAAGAAAGGGAGCTCCGATCAATAGATCAGACGCTCCTTTTTTTACTTAAAAAAAATAATAAAATGTTAAAAGCAATAGTAAAATCAGTATGGATCAGAAACAAAGAGGTAGTTCTTGACGGACTTTCTCAGGCTCAGCTTAAGATTGTAAAAAAACATGCTCCTGACGCAGTTAGAAAGGTTGAGAGCAAGTCAAAAGCCGAGTAGATATGATCCAGCTCAAACCTAACTCAAACGCTCCTCAGCTTATTGATATGACTTTGTGGGAAAGGCTGAGAAATTCTCTCGCTCCACTAAAATTTATACACTTAGAGCTAACTTCTGAAATTAGTCAGGAAAAACACTCTACTACTTTGGAGTTTTTGCCTCAGGTTGGAGAAATTGCTTCAAGATCAATCAGGCTTCAAGTTTTTGCAACGGACGGATCGATACCAGCTCAAGCTGGAGGCCTAAATCTACCAGTAGGTGGATATTTTTCGTATCTTTGCTGGGGCACTAATGTAGAGGATCCGAGAAAGTTCGATCCGAATGATTCCAAACAAGGTAATCTTTTTTTAGAAAGAGGCTTGTGTTTGGTAGGGGAGGCTCAAGAGTTTTATACTACGGATCCAGCGATAACTGATACCCCAACAACTATAACTTACAATGGATAAAAAAAATAGTAAAAAATATAACAAAAGGATCCCAAGGCAAACAGCTGTCGAATCTCTAAATCTTAGTGGGTATGTAGATCATGACTTTTCTGAATATGCCTCGAAAGGAGGGTGGATCAATTACGGAGACGATAATCTTTACCCTGACTATTTAATTGGCTTGTATCGAAATTCAGCGATCCACTCAGCTTTAGTAAATGGTATCAGCGATATGATTTACGGAGAGGGCCTTTCGGCTACTGATAAGGATCAGAAACCTGATCAATGGATCAGGCTCAAGAGTTTCCTGGAAAGCTTTGACGAGGACGAAATAAAAAAATGTATCCGAGATCTTAAAGTATTCAATGGTTTTTACTTAAACATGGTTTGGAGCGTTGATCGATCTACTTTTACTGAGATCTACCATGTTCCTTTTCAAGATATTAGATGTGGAGAAAAAGACGAGGAGGGAAAAGTAGAAACTTATTTCTATTCTAAGGATTGGGCCAACTATCGAAAAAAAGAAAACGCTCCGATCGAAGTTCCAGCCTTTGATCCTGAAAATAAAATGTTATACCCTACTCAATTATTGTGCGTAAAAGGATATTCAGTAGGAGATCAGTATTACCCTAAGCCTGATTACTTAGGAGCTGTAAATTACATTGAGCTTGACAAAGAGATAGCGATCTACCACCTCAACAATATCAAGAACGGACTTGCTCCGAGTTTCCTGATCAACTTTAACAATGGAGTTCCAGGGATCGAAAAAAGACAAGATATTAAAAATACAATAAAGAAAGAACTATCAGGATCCACTAACGCTGGAAAGTTTGTTCTTACTTTTTCAGACGGAAAAGATCGCTCTCCTGATATGCAACCGTTCCCTCTTTCTGACGCTGATAAACAATACCAATTTTTATCAACTGAAGTCACTCAAAAGATCATGATCGGACACAGAGTTACCTCACCTATGCTCTTTGGTATCAAAGATAATACTGGGTTAGGTAATAATGCTGACGAGCTGAGAACAGCCTTTGAGCTTTTTGAGGCAACTGTTATACAGCCTTTTCAGCTGATCGTATTAAAAGCCATGAACAAGATCTTGGCTGAGGTAGGGATCAATCTTGATCTTTATTTTGAAAGCATGAAGCCGATTTCTATAATCTCAGCTGAGCAACCTGAATACGAGGAGGAGGAGATCACAAGCCAGGAAAATCTTAGCTCTCACGAAAATTGTTGTGGAGCCAAAGAACTTACTGGAGGATCTTGCTGTGGATCTAAATTTTCAAAAGATAAAAAAGAGGTAGATCACAAAGATCATAAATACATACCTAATAAAGAGGAGGAGGAGAAAGCTCTTGAATATATCAAAGAGCTCGGAGAGGATCAGGATAAGTTTGAGGAGGATTGGGTTTTGATAGACGAGGAGGATATAAAAGAGGAGCCGAAACCTGATCAAGCTTATACTCGAAACTATGCGTTTGCGATCGAATCAGATCCTGACGCTCGCTCTTATATGGATAGTGGCTTTTATCGTATTAGATATAAGTATGTAGGGCCTCAGCCTATCGCTACAAGCCGAAAGTTTTGTATCGAAATGATCACAACTAATAGGTTGAGAATATATCGTAAAGAGGATATTACTAAAATGACTAATACCGTTACTAATAAAGAGTTTGGTAGGTATAGTATCTTTTTATGGAAAGGATCTTACAACTGCAGACATAAGTGGAAAAGGCTTACTTATTTTCTAAGGAGAGTGCCGAGAGGAAAAACAATTACTATAAATGGAAAAGCTTACAAAGGTGGCCAGTTTTTACCAGCTAATGAGATGAAACATTTTAAGGT